CCCGTGCTATTATTGCCGGCGGTAGTGGTTCTCAGTCTGATGCTGCGTTGATTAATTCTCCTGGCAAGGTTGACGTCGTTACTACCAACAGTGCCTCTTCTACTATTGGCCGTAATGTTGTTTTGAATTCCGATTTATCCGCTCTTTCAATTCGTGCAACAGAATACCTTCAACGTTGGAAAGAAGTAGTTCAATTCTCTAGTAAAGACTATTCAGACCAGATGGCTGCTCAATTTGGTATCAAAGCCCCTGAATACATGGGAAACCATTGTCATTATATTGGAGGTTGGTCAAACGTGATCAATATTAATGAAGTCTTGAATACTAACTTAGAATCTGAGAACTCTCAAGCTGTGGTTGCTGGTAAAGGTGTAGGTTCTGCTTCTGGACATACGTTAACTTATGATTGTGGTGCTGAACATCAGGTAATCATGTGCGTATATCATTCTGTTCCGCTGGTTGATTGGAACTTGACAGGTCAGAATCCTCAATTGACTGTTACGTCTATTACTGATTTCCCGCAACCTGCTTTCGACCAGTTAGGCATGCAGGCTGTCCCTGCTCTTAATCTCCAGAACAGCCCGTCTCGTACTGTTTCCGGTCCTCTTGGTTATAACCTTCGGTACTGGCAATGGAAGTCTAATATTGATACTGTTCACGCTGGATTCCGTTCTGGTATGGTTTACCAGTCTTGGTGTGCTCCTCTTGATGGCTGGTCTGTTCTCACGTCTTCCGGTTCTTGGGTGTATAAGTCTATGAAGGTTCGTCCTCAGCAATTGAATTCTATTTTTGAACCTCAAGTGTCTGGTGCTAATTGCTCCGTGGCTTACGACCAACTATTGTGTAATGTCAATTTCCAAGTTTATGCTGTTCAGAATTTGGATAGAAATGGTTTACCTTATTAAATTGCTTGTTATGAGAAATTTTGCTTATAGAAATGAGAATTTTGAAAAAGACACGTACGTTCCTGAATTAGAGGAAGGTAATCCGTGTTATCAGGCTTCTGCTTATGATTCTGTTATGTATGATGAAACTCCTGATGGTGATTTGATTCAATGCGATATGACTCAGATTCTTTTGAATCAGGAAAAATACCGTCGCCTTCTCGGTGATATGAATGTGAATAACATCCTAGCTCAGATGCATCCTACTCAGTCTACTACGATGGATCAGATGACGGATGAAGAGCGTTTCGAATGTGTTATATCTCGTCATTGTCAGACTATGTCTGAACGTCAGGCTGTATTGTCTGAATTGGCTTCTCAACATTCAGAATTGACTGAGTTTGCTAAGTCTATGTTGGCAGAGCAAAGTGCAGAGCCCGCTCCTGATGCGTCCGCCCCTGCACCTAGTGCTTAATGGGTCTATTCGATGCTATCGCCTCCACTGTCGGTAATCTTACCGATAATGTGTTAGGCATGGTTAACCAAAATCATCAGAATAAGGTTAACCTCCGTATGATGCGTGAGCAGAATTCGTTTAATGCCGAGCAGTCTCAGCTTCAGCGTGATTGGCAAGAAAAAATGTGGGATATGAATAATGCCTATAATTCTCCGGATGCTATGATTACTCGAGGCTTGAATCCGTTTATTCAAGGCTCTGCCGCTATGGCTGGCTCTAAAGCTCCCGCTTCCGGCGGTGCTGCCGCTACTGCCGCCCCTGTTCCATCTATGCAGGCTTTTAGGCCTAATTTTTCTAATGTCTTTAATAGTTTGGCTTCCCTTGCTCAAGCGAAAAAGGCGCAATCAGAATCTAATAATATTGATGCTATTACCCCTCAAATTGCTAATTATTATAAAGGTTTGACAAATTGGAAGAATTTGGCCATCGGTGAGTCAGGTTATTGGAATAAGGAAACTGGTCGTATTTCTGCTTCTTTGGACCAGTCTACAGAAGCTCAAGAACTGAAAAATCTCCAGTTTGCTGAACGTCTGTCTGCTGCTCAGGAGACTCAGATTCTTTTGAACTCTGAAGCTCAACGTATATTAAACCGTTATCTTGATGAGCAGCAGCAAGCCGACCTCTTTCTTAAAGGTCAGACCTTGGTTAATCTTCAACTGAACGGTGCTCTTACGGAGAAACAGATTCAGACCGAACTCCAGCGTGCTATCCTTACGGCTGCTCAGGCCTCTGGTCAAAAGATTTCTAATCGTATTGCTGAGAGCACTGCTGACTCTTTGATTAAGGCCTCGAACGCTGCTTATCAATTACAGTATCGTGATGCGTCTTATGATTCTGCTAATGTTAAATTACGTAAGCATGTTCAGTATAATACCGCTAAGGCTCAGCAAAAACTGTATGAATATGGTGCCGATTTAGTTCGGAAAAAGGGCCGTACCCATTATTGGGAATCTGTCTCGCAAGGACTTGGTTCAATAGCCTCCGGCTCCGGTAATGTAATTGGCTCTTTTCGCCCTGGTGCCAATATTTTCCGTAATGATTATGGTCCTCGTAACACTACAATCTATAACGGTAGGTAAACTAAAAGCCCATCGCGGCGTTTGAGCGATATACACCCGCTGCCTGCGTAAGGCCTGATATAAAACGGAGCGGAGCGACTTCCTTAGAGAAGCGTTTCCGCTTCGGTATTTTAGCACGTAGGTGCGCAAAGGCAGGTTCTATCTGACCTGCCGTGCCTATACACCCTGTATACATCCACTTTGTTATTCAAGCGAAGCCCCTAGTTGCGTCCGAAGGAAATTTGAGTTATCATCTCAAATTCGATCCTTCTTGTCTATAAACGCACAACTCACACCTAATTGTAGAATTTTAATTTCCAAAAAAAACTCCAAATTATTTGTTTGATTGAAAAAAACTTTTTTCCTTTGCCTTTGTAGAAACCAAACTCATTAATTTTTTAACATTTAAAATCTTACAATCATGCAGAAATTTATTATTTCCCTTAAAGACAAACAAACTGGTCGTGATGTTATGGCGCCTTATATTGTCAATTCTTTGGATGGTCTTGGAACTTATTCTGAACGAGTTTCTCCGCTGGGTCTTATTATTATTGTGGACTCGATTAAAGAAGAAAATAATTTCGTCGAACTTAAAACTCAAACTGATGAAAAGTAGTAATGTTTGGAAAATTGTAATTGGCGCTATTTCTGCTGCTCTTGGTTACATCCTCAATGCAATTGGTCTATGAATCGGGCTCTTCTGTATTTTTTGGATGATTTGCTACAGCTTAACTTCCATTTTACGGTAACGAGTGCTCTTCGTACTAAGGCTCAGAATAAAGCCGCTGGAGGAGCTCCTAACTCTCAGCATCTGATAGGTGAGGCTATTGATTTTAAGCCTTATGGTTCTACAACTTATGACCAGTTGCTTTCCTATATTATGGATAATGTTACTTATGACCAATTCATTACTTATGATGGGTTTATGCACATTTCCTTTAGTTCAAGAAATCGTCATCAACATATAGAAAAACGAAAATGAAATACACTCCGGAATTGCTTAAAGCTGTTGATCATTGTCAGTATCGTTCATTTATTACCAACAAATATACCGGTAAGCGTATCGCCGTAGATTGCGGTCAATGTGACTACTGTATCCACAAGCGAGCTCAAAAGGCGTCCATGCGTGTGAAGACCGCTGGAAGTGCCTTCGAACATTGTTGGTTTGTTACGCTCACCTATGATAATGAACACATTCCTCTATTCAATTGTGAAGTATACTATTCTGAATTTGATGATGTTTTAAGTGATTCCGGTGTTGTCCATGGTTATGAGAAACATGCTTATGTTCAGGTGTCTAAGTTTTGCACCACTGATCCTCAGCGATTGCAGCATATATACTTTACACAAGTACAAGGTACAGTACCTTATAATCGTGAGACAGGTCAATATGAGCCGATTAGAGATAATTGGTTTCTTTCTATGGATGCTATCCGTTCCTTTATTGGCAAGACGCAGTCCGCTACACCTTACGGTAAGGATGGAGAACTTTCCCGTAAATACGGTAATAACCTTATCCCTTATCTGAATTATGCAGATGTTCAGAATTATATTAAACGATTACGTAGACATTTAGATAGATATACCAATGAAAAGATATCTTTTTACGCTGTGGGAGAATATGGCCCAGTCCATTTCCGCCCGCATTTCCATTTGTTACTATTCTTCAACTCGAAGGAAATCGCCGATGTCCTTCGAGAGTGTCATAGTAAAAGTTGGAAGCTCGGTCGTTCAGATATCCAACGTTCCAACGGTGGATGTTCATCGTACGTTGCGTCGTACGTTAACAGCTTGGCTTCTGCTCCCTCTCTTTATCGATCATGCATCTCGTTTAAACCCCGAGCCAGAGCCTCTCTTGGATTCTTTGAAAAAGGCGAGACATTCGATGAAAGTGAAGATGTCTATGCGCAAATTGAAACGAAAATCGATTCAGTCATTAATGGACGAGAGTATAACTTTAATGGCGTCGCTGTCAACTCGACTCCCCCCTTATCGTATATCCGTTCCTTACTCCCCAGATTTTCAGGAGCTCGCAGTGATGATCCTGTTGCGATACATAGAGTTATTAGTGCTGTTGGAACAGCGCCGAAAAGAATCGCACGCTTTGGTATCATAGATTATGACAGTGATTGTATCTTGTCTATCGTGCGTGCTTACTATAAATATATAACTTTAAATCATATCTTGACTGATGATGATAAGATTGTATTACATAATGCTAGGTGTCTTACTAGGTTCGTTAACAGTTCTAGTGATGTCGATGCTGAATATTTTATTAATAAGCTATATCGGCTGTTCCTTCATGTCTCTAAGTTCCTCCGGAATTGGCATCTCCCTAGCATCGGTGATGATTTGTATCCTTATGCCGCCCGTATTAATTTTATCATTAAAACAGGTATAGACTATGAAAAGAAAGCGGACTATATACGAATGTGTGATTCGTTGCGAATACAAGAAACATGTGAATTCCCTTTGTTGCGATATTTTTACCTACCAGCCTCAGGATGTGAAAGGTCGATTGTTAAGGAGGAAGAAGATGGAACTTTTTCCGACTACACTATTCGAGATGTTATGGCCGGAATCAAACCAACCGTCTTATACTTTGATGACCCCCGAAAATTATTACTTTCCCCAGCTCTTTCTCGTTTGGTCGGACCATCCTTTAAAGCCTCGCAACCTGCAAATTACAACGATTTGTGCGACGACTTACAAAGGTGTCTTTATAACCGTGCATCGAAGTTCTGCCGTGATATGATTAAACATAAGAAGCTAAATGACGCTAATAATATATTTAACCGTATGGTCTAATTTAATTAAGTTAATTGTTTATGAGTGATTTTAATCCGCTAGACCGAGCGAAAGTTGCCGTTCATCGCTCTTCCTTTGACCTGTCTAGTAAAAAGTTGTTTACGGCGAAAGTTGGTGAAATTCTGCCCGTCTATTGGCAGATTGCTATCCCCGGTAATAAATACCGTATTTCCTCTGATTGGTTTACCCGTACTGTTCCGGTAAACACTGCTGCGTACACTCGTATTAAAGAGTATTATGACTTCTACGCTGTGCCGTTACGTTTGATTTCTCGTGCTCTTCCTCAGGCGTTTACTCAGATGACGGATTACATGACGTCTGCTGCTAGTAATACTGCTAATACGGAAATGTTGACTTCTGTTCCGAATACTACGTTAAATTTGTTGTCTTTAAATCTTCAAACGATTCACGGCAAAGACGTCTTTGACGATGCCGGTTTACCGTATGTTTATGGTGCTTCTAAGTTATTGGATATGCTTGGATATGGTTCATTCCTTTCTTCTTCTAACACCGCTAAAGCTGCTATTACTAAGGCTTATTTAGGTCTAGATTCTGTCGGTGATTCTTCTAATCCTTTGGTTTACTCTAAGAGTCAGACTGTGAATATTCTTCCGTTGCTTACTTATCAGAAAATCTATTATGACTCTTTCTCAAATTCTCAATGGGAAAAACACTTGGCCTATTCTTATAATGTTGACTATTGGGACGGTAAAGCGCAGTTAAATCTTGCCCCTGAAATGCTCCAGCTTCGGTATGCTAACTATCCGAAAGATTATTTTATGGGTATGCTCCCGAATAGTCAGTATGGTAATGTTGCTACGCTTTCGGTTATAAATCCTGTATGGAGTGCCCGTGCTATTATTGCCGGCGGTAGTGGTTCTCAGTCTGATGCTGCGTTGATTAA